AAAAAACACTACTCCAATTTACGTAAAAGGTTCGGATATTGAACTTTCGGAAATTTATACACGTATAATTTTTACCTGCGATCTGGATGGATCACTAACGATTACGTATAAGACGTATTTAAATTATGCGGCTTATCTACAAGGAAAAGAAATCGCAACGGATCTTGTAAATATTATTTACAACTTCGTTATATTGGAGACCGAGACACAATCTCTCGATACTGCTTTGCTTTATATGCAGTCAATTTTCGTCGATAAAGGATATAACGCAGTATTAGTGTAATAATCCAGAGTTTTAATATTTGTATTATTAACAAAAAAAATTTAAAAAATGAGGCTTTTATTTTTGCAGGATCAAATCGTCGAGAAAGCGATGTCGTTATCAGATTTTGGAGTATTGGGTATTTTCGCTATTTTAATGATCGGCGTTATTGTTTTTCTCGGAAAGCATTTTATCGGACTTACAAAAAGAAACGAGGATAGGATAAAGGAGCTCGAAACTGCTCTTAATAATTATCTGGCTGAGGATCGAAAGGCTATTCTGGAGACTCTCTCCGATTGTAAAAATGCGCTACAGAACAGTAATAAACTGACTGAAAAAGTTATCGCAATGCTTGAAAAGTAATTTTTAACGTAAATTATATCAAATTATGTCAGCTCTTAAAACGTGTGTAGTAATCTCTGCGGAATTGATCTCGGAAATCGGGAAAGTTCTGGAGGATAAAAAAGTAAATTTTTCAGAAGTTATCGGACTCGCTCCTCAACTGATCAAAATTCCGAAATTCGTTGCTAATATTCAGCCAGCTCTGGCAGAGTTAAAAGCAGGAGTATCGCCGATTGTCCTGCAGGAGATAAATACGGCAGTCGCTCAGAGATTGGATCTCAAGAATGATAAAGCGGAGCAGGTCGTCGAGCTTTGTATAAACTGGATTGTATTAACGAGCAGTACTGCATTCGAGATTATTAAATCGCTTAAATCGAAATAATTTTTATGTGTTTCAATTTGGGTAAAAGTCCAGCGGAGCGATCTGCTGGATTTTTTTTTGCTTATTTTTAAAATAAATCTCAAAAATGTTTTTTTGTATCAATTATTGCTATAATTTTGTGTAACAATTAACCGAAAGGAATTCAATAACCACTAAATTTTAAATTATGAAAAATTACAAGTTAACCGAAGAGACTTTTATAAAATTAACATCTTATGCAAATTTACTTCGCAATCATTATGCGCAGGAGATGAAAAAAGAAATTAGCAAAGAGGTATACGATTACTATCAAAAAGAGATCGACGAGATCAATAGTAATTTTGATGAGATCAATCTCCAGCACAAAACAAGATTTTAGAATAGTATCAAAGCAGGAGAGAGATCCTCTCCTGCAATTTATAACCACAAATTTTAATCATTATGAACGCATTAATTCAAAAGCAGTACGCACAAGTAAAAAAGCTCGTAAAACGAATTGAACTTGAAAGAAAATATTATATTTCTCTAAATGCTGAGACCGAACACAAAAATTCATCTCTGCTCGATCGAGTTAAATTGATGGATCTGTTCGCATTATTGACTGGCAACGCTGATCTCGCAGGATCTGCTATTATCGGAAGTCATAATGTTTATGAAAAGATAGAGCAGATATTCGAAGAGTACGAAAAATCGCTTTTAGAGGCAGATCTGATCGAATTCGGAGATACTCTGACAGATGAGCAAAAGCTCCATTATTATAATCAACAGCAGCAGCTGCAGGAGGCTTATTATCGAAATGAATTTTAATTTATAACTATGGAGCTGTATATCCTGCAGCTCCTTTTTTTAACCACAAAACTCGAATTATTATGAATTATCGTCAAAGTGACAATCTCGACCAGATCGTAGCAGCTCTCGCAGCTTTTAATTTAGAATTTCACGCCATCGGATTAAAAAAAGACCGACAAAACGATCACTTAAAAAATAAGTACGTAACGCTCGACAATATCCTTAATACCTGCAGACCGCTGCTCTCCGCCAATGGACTTGTACTTGTTCAAGCGTTAGCTGGCGATTACTTAGTTACAAATTTATATCACGTCTCTGGGCAGTTTATTACCTCAGATATGCCATTCTCTCCGATGTCTGGGAATCGAGGAACGAACAGCCTGCAGGAACTCGGAGGAGGCATCACGTATGCACGTAGATACGCTATCTCTGCTCTGCTCGGACTCTCAGTCGATGCCGATACAGATGGAGCTGGATCTGCTATAAAAAAAGAAGAGCTACAGCCTAAAAAATCAAAAACTGCAGTAAATACAGAGGATGCGCTGCAGCTGCTCGTCAGCTGGCTTATTAAAAATCCGAATAGACTGGCAGATATTGACAATTTTTACGAGCTTACTGCTGAACAGATGCAATTTATCAAAGATAACGTTAATGTATAAAAATGAAGCATATAAAAATTAAAATGACTGAAAGCGCGAGGGAGGCAATAAACGATATTTTTTATATCCTCCCTGCAAAACATCGAGGAACGAGTATTAATTTGTTTATGACAGATCTGGTCGATACCAGAGTATCCTCCATCGCAAGTAAGTTTTCGGAAAGTACTGGAAAAAGAGGAGCGCCAAAACGCAGCAAATCAAAAGTCGTTGAGGCTATTCTGGACGCTTTCGCAGTATCGCATAAAGCAGGAAAGTTCGGAAGTAAGGATCTCGGGAAAGTTTACGAGATCTCGAAATTAATATGTAATGAACTGCAGGATAAAAGTATCAATATCGGATTTACAAAATCAGTTTTTTGCTCTGGACTCCTACAGTATTTATGCAAAACTCAAAAAATGAGCGACAAATTATTTATAAACTTGTATAAAGACTAACAATATGATAGACAACAATCTCAGATATATAATATTTTTAATCGATAGCAAAATGAAAGAACACGATGGTAAGATTTTCGCATCATATCAAGAAGCGAAGGAATTTGCTTCAGATATTATAGCCGATAAATTTGCAGACAAAGCAGTTATAGGAACTTTCTGTCTTGAGAATGTCAAAGAGATATTTATATCGCAAATCGAAACCATTGGATTTAATGGAGATAAAAAGAATGTTAACCAATTAAACTTATTTAGCCAATGAAACACAAAATTAATATAACAAATGCTTTGCTGATTTTTGTAGGTATCTTTTTATTCCTGCAGTCGGGCCGATGGCTTTTTGAAAAGCAAGAGTATAAAACGCCGATCTTAACGACTCAATCAGAGCTGGTATCTGTACAGCCTAAACAGATGTCGTTCGTGCCGCAAATGGGCAAAAAAACGACGAATGCGGAGCAGTATATCAAAAGATTCAAATCGGTAGCAATGCAAGAGATGGAAAGATACGGAATACCTGCCAGTATCACGCTGGCGCAGGGAATTCTGGAGTCGAGATCTGGCAATAGCGAGCTATCTCGCAGATACAATAATCATTTCGGAATAAAATGCAGATCTGGATCTCAAAAATGCGTTAACTATGCAGACGACAAGCCGACCGACCAGTTCAGAGTATTTAAATCTGCGTGGTATAGCTACAGAGAGCATTCGATCCTCCTTTCCTCCTCATCCAGATACGCCTCGTTATTTAAGATAAAAAAGACTGACTATAAACGCTGGGCGATAGGACTGCAGAAAGGAGGATACGCAACATCGAAAAAATACGCCAGCTCTTTGATCAAAATTATTGAGAGATATAATCTGCAAAGATTTGATAAATAGAAAAAATAAACTACTTTTGTATCGTTCTTTTTATCCCAGAGTCGTGGCTGAGATAAAAAGGATATTTTAAAACACTTGCAACAAAACCGCATCTTTTTGGAGTTCACGACCTCTGAATAGAATGCGGTTTTTTAATTATATGAAACCGATTAAAATGTTAACCAGCAGCAAATTTTTTGCCATCAATAAACTGATATTAAAAGAGTTCGGACTCGAGGCTGCAGTTCTCTTATCTGAGCTGGCGATGCTGCAGGAAAATTTCGATAATTACTTTTATAGAACGCAGGAGTCTCTGCAGGAGGAGACATCTCTCTCGCCGAAAGTACAGAAAAAAGCCGTCGATATCCTTAAAAGCAAAGGTATTTTATTAACAAAAAAATTTGGGATGCCTGCAAAACTGCATTATAAAATCGATGCCGAGATCCTCTCTCAGTATATACCTACGGACGAAACAAGTATAGCCGAAAAGGATATACAAGCAGCTCCAAAAATGCTAAACAAGAATAGCCGAAACGGAGATTCGTTAATAAAGAATATAAATAATAAAGAATTTATAAAAGATATTATATATAAATATAATATTAGTATTTTAATGGAGCAAAAAGTCGAAACATATCTCCAATATCGAAAAGATATCAAAAAGCCTTTTAGATCAGAAAAAACAATCGAGACAAAAATAAAAGATTTATCGATTCAAGTTCAAAAATATGGAGAGCTGGCAGTAATAGAGAGTATTGATACAGCAATCGCAAACGGATGGATGGGAACGTTTATCGACAAAAAATATTTAACCACAAATAAAAATTCTAATTATGAGCAATCTGGAAGTAAAAAACAGCAAGAAATTATCGGTTTTATCGCAAAAGTTACCGACTTTGAACTATAGCCAGCTCGGAGTAAAATATGAGAAAGCAAAAGTAGTAATCGAAGGATATTTATCTCCAATTCGTGATATTCCGAAAGAGCAGATTCCGAAAGCAGTAGGAGGTATTATATCAATATGCGCCACAATGTACTGCGGTATGCAATCAGAGCGAATGCTGGCTGAAACAATACAAGAGTCGGTTCGCTTTGTTTATAAAAATTACCCTCAGCTGGGCGTAAATGAAATTCGGGAGGCATTCTCTCTCGCAGCTGCAAACGTGTTTTCTGGTGTAAATATGACGGCTTTTTTCGGTACATTTACTATCTCGATGCTGGGAGATATTTTAACGGCTTATTCTGATTATCGAAATCCAATAATATCAAAAGCCTATGACCAGATAATTAAACTGGAGCAGGAAACAAAACAAGAGACAGAGAGAGGAGAGAAAAACGCACTCGCTTTGAATAAGATCCAGCAGGACATCGAGAGAGCAATTATCGCAGTACAATCTGGAGAGGCGGATCTCTGGGAGAGCTGGCACGACGTTCCAGTCCATTACGCTGAGATAGCAGTACGTGAGCAATGGATCGAAGTATCGCCAGAGTTTAAAAAATCAATCTGGGAAGAGTCCAAAAAGTTAGCGCTCAGAGAGCTCGGAGAGATGGCTGCGGACCTATCGAACTTCTCGCAGGCAAAGCAAGCAAAAATAAAGCTAACGGACGCAATCGAAAAAAAGACTGTACCAGATGCGGCGCTCAGAATTTATTCGAAGCTCTTAATTTTTAAATACGTAAAAATGCACGAAGTATGAACTGGATAATATTATGCATTTGGGCGTTTACTGCAGATCCAGATCGATCTCAAAAGGATTACATCCGCAGCAATCTGCTTGCGGCTAAAATAGGGCAATTATTTTTCGGAATTCCTCCATCTATACAGTTCGCTCAAGCAATAACAGAGAGCGGAGGAGGGAGGAGCTATATATCTCGACATTCGAATAATCATTTCGGTATTAAGTATTATCCTGCAGAATTCGCAGGCCATCATTTTACTGATAGAGCAGGAGTCCGATGGAGATCGTATCCAAATATATTTATTGGATATCTGGATCACGCTCTTTTTATCTGGCTGCATTACCGCAGTTTATGCTTTAAAGACTATCGGCAATTCGCAGGAGCAGGAGGATACGGAGCAGTAGGATACTGGCAAAATATAGTGCGATTTGCGCAATCAAAAAAATTATATCGATATGACTAATTACTCCAAATTTTTTAAGGATGGCAAAGAGACAGAAGTCGCATTCGCTGCAGCATTATCTCATCATTCTGGGATATCGTTGGATCGTTTTACTTTTGCATCAAGAGAGGAGGACATCTGCGAACATTGGGATCTATCGTATCTCGGTATTAAAATTGATGTAAAAGGACAAAGAAAACTTTATCGGGCAGATCCAGCTCCAAATCCCGAATTACATTGGATCGAGCTGCGGAATGTTAACGGAGATACTGGATCTCTTTACGGATCTGCAGATTTATTCGCTTTCGAGCTGGATCTCTCGTATCTTTGCATCCAGAGACAGATCCTCCAAAAGTTTATCGAACATAAATGCAGGGATAAAAAGCAGATGCAAAATAGAGATCCGTACACGATCTATCGGAGAGATGGGAGAAAAGACATATTAACGCTGGCGAGATCTCTGGATCTGGCGCAGATCTCTGATTTTATAGTAAAAAAAATATGAGACAATATATCGGAGTCGATCCTGCATATAGAAAAAACGGTTTTTATATATGCGTTATAGTTAAGGAGGCAGTAACATTCGTAAAAATAATCAACTTTATTGATTACGTAAAATTTATCGACTCAGTCTCTGACTCGGGCATCGAGGCAGTAATAGCCATCGAGAACAGCAACGAGACAAATCATACGTTTATAGCTCAAAGCATAAGGAAACCAGAAGCAAGAGAAAAGATCTCCAGAGATGTCGGTAAAAATCAAGCAATCTCGCAGATGGCGGTCGATTACGCTTTGTACAAGTTAAAAAATAACGTTTACTCTCTCTCTCCTGCAGAGAAAGGCGTAAAGCTGTCAAATGCCTATATCGAGGCAATGTTTAAGCAGTACAGCCAGACAGTTACTAACTACAAAGGTAAAGAGGGAGAGCAGGACAAACGAGATGCGTATAAACTTGCTATGCAGGCAAAAAACCGAGCTATATCCAGCAGTACGACAGTATTATCTGCAGGTATAACTCCAGAGCAGTATCGAGAGCTGATAAATAGCAGAAGCATTAAAAGCAAAAAAAAATAGGAAAACACGAAAATAATTCGTTAAAAGTTTTTTATATTGATTTATTGCTATAATTTTGTGTAACAATTATCCGAAAGCATATCAATAACCACAAAAAAAGCAATACTATGACAACCGCACAAATTAAAGAAATGATGTATTTCGTCGCATTGGCTGAAAAAGAAGAGAGAGCAAAAAAAGAGCAAAAGCAAGCAGCAGAAAAGCAGATCAGAGATCAAAAAATAATGAATGCGCAAACATTCAAAATTTGTTTAACCTATTCAGCAGCTCATCCAGTTTATGGAAAAATAAGAGAGACAAAATACCAGTTTTTTTATATTGAGGGAGTCAAAAATGCAAAAATGATATATAACGAATATGTATCCTCTGGCAGATCTATGAACATTGAAAAAGTAAGGATGTATATCGTTGAGGCTAATGGAGATCTGGACAAAGTATGCGGAACGCATTTTGCTTAAAAATATCAAATAACCACAAAAAACCATTATCATTATGAACATCGAAATTTTAATTGGCAAAGTAGCAGCAAAAAAAATCGCTACATCTGGGATAAATCTCCTGCAGGCATCTGAGCAAGAGATACAGTACATCGCAGGCAAATCTGCAGCTAATAAAATAACTGCAGCGAAATCTCTCCTGCAGGCAGAAAAAAACTCTGATAAAATTACATCGAGTTTTGCGGCTTATCAGATCCTTAAAGATATGTATTTGCTGGATCACGAGCAGTTCGTTGTATTAGCTCTGAACAGAGCGAACAAAGTTATAGATAGAATAATGATTTCGGCAGGAGGAACGTCAGCGACTGTCGTTGATATGAAAATCCTTTTTAAGAGATTACTGATCGCTGGCGCATCTTCTTTTATTGCTGCACACAATCACCCGAGCGGCAATCTGCAGCCATCAGAGGCAGATATCGACCTCACTAAAAAAATCGTTGAAGCTGGAAAGATCCTCGAGTTAAGAATGCTCGACCATATTATTATCGCAGGTAGCGGATACTATAGCTTTGCAGATAGCGGATATATTTAACCAATCATCGCAGGAGGGAGGATCTCTCTCCTGCTTATTTTAAATTTTTTCACATTTAAATTATAAAAAAAATGAATACTAACGGCTTTAAATTAATTTGCGATGTATATATCAACGCAGTTAAAAATGACCATATAAGCTCGGATACTGCCGATGTTATGTTTAACATAGCTAACGCAGAGGAAAAAAGTCAAACGAATAATACCTTTGAACAAATCGGAAAATTCCTTGTAAATTATTCAGAGATACTCGAGGCAAAGTTCGAAAAAGATTATAATTACGGAACTGCCTCAATGATCCCGAGCGTACCGAAATTTATCTGGTCGGAGTTTATGAAGTATAACAGAGATGAGTCAAACGATTAAGATCTATCTTGAGCGATATACAAATCATCGATATCTTATCTCAGCAGAGCAGGAGTCCGATGGATGGATCAGAGCGACAGTAATGACAATCAAAGGAGCAGAGGCGATCGTATTTTTTCGCATCTCTCCTGCAGACAAAAAAACAAAAATAGAATACGGAATATCGCAAAACGGATCTATTATTATTTGCAGTACAAAATTATTTAACCACAAATTTTAACATTATGACTGAATTAAAAAAAGGCTATATTACGCCATCCAGCTTTTCGAAAATTATGGCAGTACGAGGTCTCGGCAAGGTAGCGCAGGATTATGCAGACGAGATCGTTTTGGATCTGTTAGGCGTACAAAGATTGTCTTTTACTGCTCCAGCTACGAACTGGGGAATAGAAAAAGAGCAGGAGGCGATCGACCGATACTCTCTCCTAACTTTACAGACAGTACAAAAAGTAGAGGGAGCGATTTATCATCCAGAGATCGATTTCGTCAAAGGTACGCCAGATGGCTTAATTTTGGAATTAAACGGAATGATCGAGGTAAAATGTCCGTATAATCCGATCAATCATTTATCAAATATTCGAAACTGTCAGCCCGAGATCTGGGAGATGCCGAAAGGATCTTATCTCGAAGATTACTGGCATCAAGTGCAGGGATATCTCTGGATAACGGAACGAGATTGGTGCGACTTTATCTCCTACGACCCGAGATTTGCTCCAGACGAGCAGATCGTAATTCAGAGAGTATATCCTAACAAAAAAGATATTGATGCGCTGAGAGAGCGAACAGCCGAGTTCTGGACTATAGTTTTGGATCGCATTCCATCAAAATATAAAACTGTTTAATTAAAATGTAAAAGCCTCCCAGATATGAGAGGCTTTTTTTTATTTATATGAAATAACAAAAATAAAACGTTATATTTGTATTATAAAACGTAGAAAAATGAGCAAAAAAATATTATACATCGATGCAGGTCACGGAGGAGTCGACTCTGCAGGAAATTACACTACTCCTTCGACAAAGGGTAAATTTTTCGATCATAAGGATAAAGGATCATTCCATAAAGGAGGAATTTTTTACGAAGGAGTTTTTAACAGATCTCTCGCTAAAATTTTTATTGAAATGGCTACGCAGCTCGGATTCCATTGCGTTCCAGTCTATGATCCTATCGCAGATACGTCTCTCGGCAACAGAGTAGAGGCTGCGAACAAATATTTTGAGGAGATTGCTGGAAAGACTGGTACGTATTTGTCGTTTCATTCGAATGCGTTTAAGAGCGTTAATCGTGGTTTTAATGTATTTTATCATCCGTTTAGTGAGAGAGGCAAAAGAATAGCGAGCCAGATTGTTAATCCGATACAAAAATTGTTTGTCGATAACGGATCAGTCAGTCCTCAGCCGCTCCGTGAGGGATGGATGGACTCAGCAAAAACTCAGATTTATTACGTTCTGGAGGCTACGAAGATGCCATCTATATTATTCGAGTTCGGTTTTTTTGACCAGATCGATGATGCGAAAATGCTTTTTTCTGACGATTTCCAATGTGATCTCGCTCTCAGAGTTTTAAAAGCTTTGGAGGCTGCAGATCTTTGGTAAAGGCATTTTTCAAGGAGTAAACAAAAAAACACAAAAAATGCGGATCGAAATTATTGAGAGTAAAAATATAGATGTAACGCTGATCGTTCCAAACGATGGACAGATCTCTGGCGTACCAAAAAATCCGAGATACATAAAAGACGAAAGGTATCGAAAGTTAAAAAAATCTATAAAAGATAATCCCGAAATGCTGGGAGCGAGAGAGCTGCTCGTTTTCCCTCTGGGAGATGTTTTCGTTATCATTGGCGGCAATATGAGATACAGAGCTGCAGTCGATCTCGGATACAAAGAACTTCCTTGTAAGATCCTCCCTCCAGAGACATCTCCCGAGCAATTAAGAGCAATCACAATAAAAGATAACGTTCCATATGGCGATCACGACTGGGATCTATTAGCTAACGAATGGGATACAATCGAACTCGAGTCGTGGGGATTGGAGATCCCAGATATTAAAGAGACTGAAAAACTAAGCGAATTAAGTTTTGAGGATATATATTATATGCCAGAAAATATTCCATCATTAGAACTAATCGATTGCGTTGATCTGGATAAATTCAATCAAAAAATAAAAGTGATCGAGGAGTCGGATCTCCCTGCAGAACAAAAAGAGATATTAAAAATATTCACCTATCGATTTATAAAAATAGATTTTGAGAGTGTTGCAAATTATTATTTTTTCAATGCCTCAGAGCAGGAGAAAGCAATCATCGAGAGACTGAGACTCGTACTTTGCGACTCTGGTATCGATGGTTTTATCGAGGATGATCTTTTAAGAATTCATAAATTAATCGAAAACTGGAATGATTGATATTTTTATCCCGAGTTATCATAGAGCTGACAATCTTAAAACAGTTAATTACTTTTTAAAAATCGGCTGGACTCCAGAAAATATACACGTTTTTATCGATGACGATACTGACGATATTGACGAGTATATGACAGTAGCAAAGCAGAAAAATATTAACCTGCACGTTTTTAATATGCAGGAGGCAAGAGAGCGATATAACTATATACACCGACCATCGAAATCCAGACGATCAGCAGGTCAAGCACGAAATATGTTTTACGATAAGGCTGCAGAGCTGGATATCGAATTTTATATGGTGCAGGACGATGATACAAGCGGCTACGAGATTAAGCATTTAGGAAAGTATAAAAGGATCGCAAATTTCGATGATGTATTTGCAGTATTCGAGGGAGTGCGAGATTTTATGTACAAACGCAAAATCGGTATGTTTGGCATCTCTCAAACGGGAGACGTGATCGGAGGAACGAATAAAAAACTCCTACGAAATAAAGTAATGAATACTACATTCGTTTATACAAAATACATCTACAGAGGCGAGAGAGGAGTGCAGGATAATGATACAAGTCAGTTCGTCGGAATAATGAACGAGGGATTTTTTACTGGGAGTTTAGGCGATGGATTATTCCTAAAACAGACAACATCGGCAACGGCTAAAGGCGGATTAACTGATCTATATAACGAATGCAAATTATTGAATAAATCGCTCGTCTGTCCGATCCAATTTCCTGCGGCTATCTATGCAGAGAAGCAGAACAAGAACGGCGGCAGATTACACCATCATATTAAAAATAAATATCTGTATCCAAGACTTATTAAAACAAAAAATATCGATACTATATCGTGGGAGACTTATCCAGAGGATTATCCGTTTTCAAACGAGCCATTAAACAGAGTAAATAAAAAACTATAATAATGCCTATACCTACGCCAGAAAAAAACGAGACTCCCGAAAAATATATGGATCGATGTATGAGCGATAAAATTATGCTCGAGGAGTATCCAGATCCAAAACAGAGATACGGCATCTGCTCTATTACATACGATAAGAAAATACTGGAGGGAGATCCAAGAGCTGATACGTTTAACGATTACCCGATGGCAGCTACAGAAAACGCAAAGAAAGCATTAAGCTACAGAGACAAGACTAACAATCCTCTCGGATGCGGTACCGCTGTAGGATGGGCGAGAGCGAATCAGCTGGCAAAAAGGGAATCAATATCTTTAGAGACAGTTAAAAGGATGGCGGCATTTATCAGACATCAGCAATATAAAAACGTTCCCTATGAGGATGGTTGCGGCGGCTTGATGTATGATGCGTGGGGAGGAGACGAGGGAATAAACTGGGCGATAAAAAAAATTGATTTGATACAAAAAACAGACATTAAACAGACCAAATAAAATGGGAAAGAATCCAATACCAAATGCAAAAGAATTTAAGAAAGGACAGAGCGGCAATCCTAACGGCCGACCTAAAAAAACAGTAAAAATAATCATCGACCAATTTAAAGAGAGCGGCATCGAGATACCATCTCAAAGCGAAATAAAAGAGTCTTATCTAATATTAGCATCTATGCAGGAGGAGGATCTTCGAAAACTAATAAGCGATAAAACTGCTCCGATGCTTTTTAGGATCTGCGCTACGAATATACTCAGCAAAAAAGGATTCGATATCCTCGAAAAAATGCTGGACAGAGCAATCGGGAAAGCTACACAAAAAACAGAGTTAAGCGGAGAGGATGGATCTCCTATAAAAATACAGTACGACCTATCTAAACTCTCTCTCGATGAATTACGCCAGCTCAAAACAATTACCAGTAAACTCGAAACAGATTAGCGCATACATAGCAAAATCCGATTTTCGAGAGTTCGTAGAATATACAAAACCAGATTACGATTTTAATTGGCATCACGAATTACTCATCCAGTACCTGCAAAAGTTCGCAGATGGAGAGATCAAAAAACTGCTCGTTTTTATGCCTCCTCAACACGGAAAGTCAGAGTTAACATCGAGGCGATTGCCTGCGTTCCTGCTCGGCAAAAATCCTACATTAAAAATAATCGGCTGCAGCTATAGCTCTGGACTGGCTACGAGTTTTAATAGAGACGTGCAGAGGATCATCGATAACGAACTTTATTTTGATATCTTTCCAGATACAACGCTAAACGAGAGTAATGTTCGTACTGTAGCAGCTGGAGGAGGATATATGCGAAACTCTGATATCTTCGAGATAGTAAAACATCGAGGATTTTATAAATCGGTCGGAGTCGGTGGATCTCTTACTGGTACACCTGCAGATATAGGAATAATCGATGACCCTATTAAGGATGCGATGGAGGCAGAGTCCTCGACTTATCGGTCTCGTGTGTGGGATTGGTTTACGCAGGTTTTTATGACTCGACTCCACAATGATAGCCAGATAATAATTACGCAGACGAGATGGAATCTGGACGACTTATCTGGTAGGATCTTGCGACTAATGAATAACGACGACAGCTGGACTATTTTGTCGCTGCCAGCTATAGCAGAGGGAGCAGTAAACGAGTACGATCCTCGAGAGATGGGCGAGCCGTTATGGGCAAAAAAGCATTCGTTAAAGCGATTGAATGAGATTCGCAGCTCCAATCCGAGAGCATTTCACGCACTATACCAGCAAGATCCAAAACCTTTCGAGGGAGGACTTGTATACAGTAAATTTATAACGATAACAAAAACGGAGTTCGATGAGATCAGAGGACTAAATGCGTACGGTCTCGACTTTGGTTATAATGAACCGACTGCGATTGTACATTGTAAGATCGATCTGGCAAATAAAAAGCTATATATTGATGAAGAGATTTATCGTACTGGATTGACATCTGGTCAGCTCCTGCAGGAATTAAAGGAGAGGAGAATTTCAAGAGGATCTGTATTAATTGCGGACTCAGCTCGTCCAGAGATTATAGCAGATCTGCGGCATTCGTTTAATGTAAAACCAACGCCAAAAGGCTCGAACTCTGTTTACTATGGAATATTAAAAGTAATGGAGTTCGATATATATATTGTAAATTCAGCAAAAAACGTTATCTTTGAAATCGGACAGTATCGATTTAAAGAGGATAAAGATGGCAATCCGACGAACGAAGCTCTGGGAGTGAATGATCACGCAATGGATGCGATACGATATGCTGTTCGATATTTAGTAGAGTCAGGATCTGGAAACGTGTTAGCGTATGGATAGGAAATATTTTATTTTATTTATTGCCTCCTTTATTATCGAGATTGCCAGTACTTTTTATATAGGAGCAGTATCTGCGAGAGATGTCTGGGCGATGATATTCTGGTCGTTTGTCAGTCCGTTTCTCGGATTGCCTTTTTTGGCCTATCAGATAGATGCGAAGAATAATCTGCAGAGGATTAAACTGGCATTATGTTACGGACTCGGTTATGCAGGAGGAGCGGCATTCGTTATTCAATTTCTCTCGTAAGTATATCCAAAAGTGCTAAACTTGTTTAGCCGAAATGGCGTAACTGCAGCGTGTTTTTTCTGATTATTGAATAGGCTAAAATGTAGTAACGATGCAGGATATAGTCGCAGGAGTTAGCAATAATCGCAGTTTAGCCGAAATGGCGTAACAAGTATATCCAAAAGTGCTAAACAAATAAAGAAATAAATTATAAAGAATATATTTATTAATAAAGAATAGTAAAGACATTTTTTTTAAAAAATCTAATTTATGAATAAAGTATTTTTATCTGGTCGGCTTGGCTCGGACTCCGACATCAAAGCAGGAAACGGATCATCGTCGTACACGTTGTTAAATATTGCTACGACATCTGGATACTACGATGCGAACAAAAAGTGGATCGAACAAACGCAATGGCATTATGTTATCGCTAACTGGTCGGTCGATGCAAAAAAAGGCGATCTCGTGATGGTCGAGGGCGAGCTGGTTTATTATACTGCATCTGATGGCATCAAAAAATCTCAGGTACGAGCGAAGTACGTCAAGGCTTATAAAACTATAGGAGGGCAGCAGAGAACGCAGGAGGCGGCAACATACGAAGCCGTAGACGTATCTGGAGATGATCTCCCGTTTTAATTATTTCAAAACAAAATTTTAAATTAAAATTATGACAGAGCAGGAAAAAGAAATCGGTGCGAAATGGCTTTCGATATTGAATGTTTACAGTTCGGATTTCGGCACAAAAGCATTATTTAATCAAACGGCTGCGTATCTGAAAGCTAAACACAATGGCGGCAAAAAAGAATCGAAATTTCAACTTGGCACGAGAAATACGATCCTAACTGAAAAAGTCGAACCTAAGCCAAAACCGATATCGTTGCTGGAGGCTGCAAAGATTAGAGAGGCAGCAAAGCAAAAAGAGCAGTACGAGGAAGAGGATGTCGATGGGAATATTCTCGCAATGGATGAGACTGGTACGGATTACGAAAAAGAGTTTAAAAAATCAAAACCGAAAAAATAATGTACAATTATTCGACAAGTACTGGCGAAAAATTTACCTTTCCAGAGGATCTCGATGATATCTCCCTGCAGAAGTATATCGATTATGTACAGCTGACAGAACCGACCAAACCGAAAGAGCTGGCAGAGATGGAAAGACTATCGGAAGCGTTGAACGATACAGACAATGATACGCAGCTGGCAAAAGTACAAGAGGAGTTCGATCTGGCGACTGCAGCAATTACCGACAAAATAATGTATAAAAAGATTTATCCTTTTTATGCGAGAGTCGTTGCGCATTTTTGTGATGGATTGACTGAGGAAGTTATCCTCGGAGGAAAACAGCAGGGCGATGGAATGAATCTCGGAAACTTAACGTATCTGTATCATAAAATCGTTAAAATGCTAAACAATCCCGAAAATCCAGAATACTCTCCTGCGATTGTGGATGCCGATGGAGAGATCTGGTATCTCCCGAATCGATATATGGAAAAGGCAAAGCTAATCGAGTTCGCTGAGGCATCTCAGTTCGAGGAAAATTTACAGAGTCTTACTGCTGGAAATTGGCTCGCACTACCTAAAATTATGTGCGTATTAGTTAGGAAAAAGGGAGAGATCTATTCGGACAAATTATTAAAACGAGAAGAGATGTTTCTCGGATGGAGTTTAAAAAAATGCCTGCAGGTCGCTTTTTTTTTGCTGAAACGAAGCGAAACATCTTTTATAAATTTAAAAGCCTATACAGCGGCAGCGGATTTGACGAGATTAAAGCAGGAGTCGAGCAATTAACATCGGCATTCGGTTGGTATCTTACGATTAAAACTATAGCAGAGAGCGGAATATTTAATCGACCAGATATGACTCCTCTCCAATCCGCTGAGATGGCAGATCTATACGAGGCGTTTACTTATTTATCTGCTTGTAAAGCAGAAGCAGAGTATCAGAAGAGGCTGCAGAACGTTAAAAAATAAAAAACCGAGCCAATTATGACTCGGTTCGGTAAAATAACCACAAATTACCCAGAAAAAAAAGATGATAACAGTAAAGAGACTCAAATATATAAACTATCGTTATAAAATGAGAATAAAAGCGACTATATTTTTCAGAATGATTACAATAATATTCGCTATCTTTGGCGTAATAGGTTATACTGTCGCTATAATTGCAGGAACTGATCTCGTGAGAGCTATATCTGCGGTATTGTTATTTGTTACTGGCTACGTTGCTGGCTTAATTCATTCTAAATTATGAACATAGTTAATATTTTAAATCTCTTTAATCAGATTTGCGCAGGCATAAACGCAACAGTTCCGAATACGATAGGATTTTATCACTACGGCTGGTATTCAGATATAAATGCTAACGTGAGTAATAACTGGACTGGTAACAATAATCTCGGGAGATTATATCCTGCGGTTCAGTTACTGTATCCAACGGCAACAATAGAGGTAAAAGAGAAGAGCGTTAAAGGATCTATCGACTGCAGGATGATCGTCTCCGCTCCTCAGTACTATGAGAACGATGCCAGTTATAAGAATGAAAGTATTATCGAGACTCAGGCAAAGCTCGAGGCGCTGGCGGTAAATATCCTATCCGAGTATAATAGGATCGCTCGCACGATGCAAACGGGAGTCCAGAATCCGATTACGATTGATTATCTGTCCGATGCGCATAACGAAAATCTCGTACTGCTGGATCTAAAATTTCGAATCTGGTACGTTTGGGATTGTCCTACGATTACGGCAGATATTGCAGGACTAACGCCTCCGTTCGATACTCTCCCTCCTATAAATACGGATCTCGAAAAACTTACTTAGTAATAGATTTTATCTATAGACTTTGCGTAAACTATAGAAAATATAATTTTGAAAATTAAAAAACGCATTTAAGCAAAGATCGGTCGATATAGTGGTAGATTGGATGAGAGAGAAAAATATCGATCAATATAAACGATCGGACATTCTGTAACGTAGGTTTTATCTTGTATACTAAATGAGCGCAGAGCAAAATATTTACGAAAATCTGGCGAATGACATCGGAGAGGTCGTATCTGCTGCAGTAAAGGAGGCGCTACGGCAGCAAGGTAGATCGCTAACTGGTCGGCTATTGAATAGCATAGATTACAACGTAAAGGCGACAATTAACTCGGCATTTATTGAGTTTACTCTCCTCGATTACGGTATGATTTTAAACTACGGAGTTCCGCCATCTCGGATTCCTTATTCAGAGGGATCGGGAGCAAAAGGATCAAAATATATCGACGGACTGAAAGCGTATGCAAAATTAAGATTTCACGTTAACGATAAAACAGCTCTCTCGATAGCTTTTGCCATCGCTCGAAAGCATAAAAAATTCGGGATGCCTCTGGATCGAAAAACTGGATGGATAGAGAAAGGAATAAAAGAGTCGAACGACGAGGTCGTTGAATTGATAAACGATGCGCTCTCAAAACTTATACAAGTTATGTTCGTAGGCGCATTTGTAGAAGTAAAGAAAAAAGGATCTGATTCGTTAAAAATTAAATACGTTGATATATGACATCTGCAGAAGCTACAGCGCTCGCTGCCTCCCTTAATGCCTCCCTCGTTACATCTGGAGCGAGCGGCATTGTAAAGTATTCCGTATTTGCTTACTGGGATATTAAATATAATAAATTGTATAATGTTGTTTTATATCCGAAGTCCAGAGATGCAAAGTTCGAAACAGCAACGGCATCGGAAAAACTGGCATTCGCCCGAGTATCTTTAATCTCTCAGCTATCTGCTCCTGCTGCGTACACTACGTTCAATACAACGTTCGAGGCGAATGCTCTGCTGGATACAGAGCTGAATAATTATCTCAAGCCATAAAAACATAAAATATGCCGCTCGTTATAGCTCCATTATTTGCGTTAAATTCGCAATATCGCCCTAATAAATTTGTGGTATCTCTTACGAGTGCGAATCCTATAGTATTGGCTTATGCGAGTATTATCGTTGATCTTAATGGAGTTACAAGCATATCAAAACAGCCGTTTTTTTCATTCGGTACGACTTATTATTTTGAGTTCGATGTCGCTAAGGTATTGCAGCAATCTTCGCAGCCAAAGAGTCAAAATAAGACGACAATTTTTCCAGATACTCTCGGAATTCCTTACAATGTTTTAAATACTGATATACATACGACAGTAGCTTTGATTGTTACATACGCATATATTGATCCAGTTACTGGACTATTGACTCCAGAAGGTACTGTCGACGTTATACCAGATGGATATCCTGCGATTGCTGGTACGAGACAGACAAGAGACTGGCAAACAATGGGGATGGATTTCTATATCCAAACGTTCGGAGCTGGTACGCCTTTCCTTACGATTGCTCCGAATCCATATGAAATATGCAACGACGAAAATCATTATTTGACGTTTATTCCTGCAATCTGTAATGCGGTAAGAGTAACGACGAGAGATGATGCAGGAGTTACGATCGATAGTGGAATGTTTACAATAATTCCAAATACTGACTACGTTCCAACAACAATCGGAGTCGGGATGCCAAATCTATTAACGCAAACGTATTTTACTGGTGCGGTAGATATGACAGATCCGTTAATCGCATCCTATGAAGTACAAGTCGGACAAGCGTTTTTCTTTGGATCTTCGTGGTCGTTTTTCCCTTTTTCAGAGCTGCGTACTTTTAATGTTATAGATTGCTGCGGAGATAGGAGAGTTCGCCTCCATTGGATGAACCGACTCGGCGGCATCGATGCTTATACCTTTACGAGCAAAAAAACAGTATCAGAGAAATCAAAAAGCACGATCGGACAAAAGCCTCTATCGTTTGGTTATACTTATCCTCCAGCTACATCATACGACAGAGGACAGTACAAAATACAAACGGAAGCAATAAAGGAGTACGAGGTCGAAAGTACTTTTTATGATCTTGCCGCTGGTGTATGGATTGCGGAACTCCTTACGTCTCCCGAAGTTTATATGGAAACGAGCGACGGACTGATTGCTGTCGTTGTAGATGATAGCTCGATAAAATTAGAGGAGAGCGACGAGCTTTTATCTTTATCAGTTAAGTTCGTAGAATCTAATTATATAAGCGTACAATCGAATTAAATAAAATGTCAAGTATCAGAGTCATCATAGATAACAAAGTCGCTGATTTGCCGCAAAACGGACTTAATTTGCCATTAACTTATTCGATTAAAAGCAGAGACGGACTCGCAGTTAATACTGGGAGTAGATCCGAGTACGCATTTGAGCTGCCAGCTACAAAGCAAAACGATGATATTTTTAATCGATTCTATGATGCAGGTACGTTATCCTATAATCAACAGATCTTTATCGATGCCAGTATTGAGGTCGATGGATTGCCTTTTTTTATTGGTAAATGCCAGCTCCAGTCGGTTACTTTAAGGCAGGATGCGTATCTCTGGACTGGAGAGAGCTACAAAGTAGCATTTTTCGGTACGAATTCTGATTGGGTAATCAGTATCGGCGATCTAAGGATCTACGAACTACCTTTTACTAATCACATTTATAGTTATTTAGATAATATCGCAGCGTGGTCGTATGAGTATCCTGCAGTCGATTACAAATATTTGCCGTTAAAGATAAAGGATTATACTACTCTCGGGCAGCTCGATGCTCTGGAGGATTCGCATCCTGCTTTATTCGTTGCCGATATTCTTAATAAAACATTTAATTCGATAGGCTATACAATTGAGTCCGATTTTTTTGATACTGATTTTGGCAAAAGGCTAATCGTCCCGATTCCTATTTTGAGCAGATATCTCGCAGGGCAATATGGAGTCGATTATCTAAATGTTAACGCTCAGAGTCCAGTAATAACCATTGCAACGCCTTTTAGTTATTCGCCTTTTCAAATTGATACGCAGACGTCAGCTCCTTTAATTGGAGCAAATCCTTTTAATGTTGGTACGTATGTATATACTGTCCCACAAGACGGATTTTATCTTTTAAAAATGACTGTTATTGTTACTAATACAATATTACCTTGCGGTTATTTAATGTTTTTTAGAAAAAATGGAATAGGCGCTACTTTTGGTATGCCTATTTTTCAAGACGATATCTATTATTTTGAGGAAGTAGTACAAGCAAATACTGGAGATGTTATAGATGTACGAGCTGCTGATATTCTAATGGGAAACCAAATGGACGTCGAGGTATTTATAGAAATTACTGGAGAGGCTGAGATTATCAACGGAATTACTCTTGACTTTGGATACATCATCGACCAGAGCTGGAAAGCTATCGATTTTATAAAAGGTATAGCTCACGCATTTAATTTATGTTTTGATACGGACGAGGGAGGGAGGAAAGTATATATCGAGCCATCTGATAAATATGTTAACGAGATCCGATTTCCGAACTCCAGATCTCTCGACGATGGATTTTATAATTCGAGTAAAGACTTAACTGGATATATCGATTTAATTAAGGGAGGCGAACTCGTATCAGATACAAAACAATTTAATTCGTATCGATTAAAGTGGAAAGACGACAACAACGATCCTACCGTTGAAGCTATTAACGAAAACCAGAGTCTTGGCATTTTAGAATCGAGATACGTGTATCCTCTTAATAGATTTAAAAAAGGAGAAAGGATAATCGAAAATCCGTTTTTTGCTCCGACTTTAGTACTGGCAGATAATGAGATCCGAGAGGCAACCAGTACAAAAACTCCGATGATACCTTTTATCTGGTCGGTAAATTATCTGGAGACAAGTACGAGCGTAGATCCTCCTACTCAAATGCTGCCTCGATTATTGATATCTGAAAAATTCGCAGGCATAGAAAACGGTATAATTAACGTTAATGATGGAACTGGAGTTGGAGCGTATGCTGCTCCTCTTAATTATATGGTCGATTATAATGATACGGATGGGTATCAGATGTCGCTCTCGTTTTCAGATGAGACAGTAAACGGAAACATTATTGGCGGTCTTATGAAGAGATTTTATCTCTATGAACTTATGCGGCTGCAATCTGGGAAGTATCTCGAAATCTTTTTGCTCTGGGATATCTTAATGCTGCAAAATTTGTCGTTCAGACAAAAAATAATACTCGGGAGCGATAGATATATACTCGAAGAAATAAATACGTTCAACGTGGCAAAAAAAGCAAGTACAAAGACGTATTTAAAGTACGATTTTATTGAGGTCGATGCAGAGGATAATATCGAAAACACTATTTTAATAGGCAAAGTTAATACATAAAATAATGGCAAATACGGTCGTAGGTTTTACTATTCAGATTGATGGAGTAAACTCAATAAATGATCTGAACGATGCAATTAAGGAGACGAAAAACTCTATGAATGCTCTCGATATTACAACGGAAGCAGGAAAAAAAGAATTTAATGAACTTTCTAATAAATTAGGAGAGCTAACTGCGCAACAAAAAGCATTAAAAAAGGCGCAGGATGATACAAATAAATCCTTTTTGCCCGAGAAATCGGTCGGAGCGTACGATGCTTTATCTGCACAGCTCAATAAATTGCGTAAAGAGTTTAAAAACGCTGCTCTGGATGGATCAAAAACAACAGATGAACTCGACAAAATGCAAAAGGAGATCCAGCAGCTGGATAAAACTCTAAAAAATGTCGATGGGCAGGTCGGGCAATTTCAGAGATCAGTCGGAGATTATCCTCGAACATTTCAAAGAGTTACGAGGTCTTTATATCAAGCGATCCCTGGTTTTGAGGCATTTAGCAGTCAATTAAGGACAAGCGAGGGAGGAATTACCACGTTTGGAAAGGCCTTAATCGGTGGCTTTTTAGCTTTTCAAGCAGCTAATTTAATCGGTAACGCCATCGGCAAATTAGACGAATTTAATAAGAAAATAGAGGAGACTCGAAATATAGTAATGCAAACGAGCGGAGCCTATGGAAAGAATCTCGACGAGTTAACTGCATCGACTGCAGCTCTCGCCCAGACGTTCGATACAGACGCAAAAACAATAACGGAAGCGGCTAAGGCAATAAGTAAAGAGTTCGGAATCGGATTTGAGGAAGCGCTCGGAAAAGTAGAGGGGGCGCTCGTCG